TCCAAGAGTTTCACAATTGCTAACGAAAATGATATAATCACAGATATTGTTGAAAAAGAAGTTGTATCGGATACATTCTGTGTGGGTGGATATAAATTTTGTTCTGCAATGTTATATAAACATGCATTCGAAAAAGTAAAGACCGACAAAGAAGTTTTTGTGTCTGATGTAATTGGTTATTGTATAAACCATAAACAAGTATTCACCAATAAATTGGTAACCGATTATGTTGACGTTGGTACATCCAAAGAGTGGTTTGAGTTTAATGATAAACCGGTTATCTTCTGTGATATTGATGGAACAATCGTACACAATCAAACCAGAGTTGGAGACAATTCTTATGCGAACGCACCAATACCATTAACAAACAATGTGAAACGTTTATTGGAGTTCCAAGAAAATGGTGCTCAATTCATATTCACCACGGCCAGACCAGTGGAATATAAAAGTGTGACGAGACAAATGTTATATGATTTGGGTTTTAAATCATTCGAACTCATTGTTGGTCTGCAAAACTCCAGACGAATTCTGATTAATGATTATAATTCATCCAATCCATATCCTCGAGCAGAAGCCATTAACCTCCACCGCAATGCGGATAATTTAAGTGATTTTCTATGATTATACCAGATAAGAATCTGTTTATTGTTACATCGTCATTGAAACCAGCAATGGGTGCATTTAATGATGAACAGAGATTTTCACAAACTATTGCATCATTAAAATCATTGAGGTCAAAAGTTCCTGATGCAATTATTGTATTTTCGGATATTTCAGTTAGACAAGTAACTGATTTAGAAAAGCAATCTATTGCACAATTATGTAATTTTTATTTGGATTTATCCGAGGAACCAAATAGTCGATATTGTGCAATCAATGGGTTGAAAAGTCATGGTGAAAATGTGTTGTTGTCCGCAACACTGATTACCATGAAACAAAATCCACAACTAAGTAAGTTGCTGTGTGAAGTTAAAAGGATATTCAAATTTTCGGCCAGAACAATTTTGGAAGACAATTTTGATATAAGAGATTATGATAATCAATTCGGCAAGTTTGTATTCAAGAAAAGGATACCAACTTGGATGAACAAAACACCATTAACCCATCTATTGATTACTCGCATGTATTCTTTTTGTCCATCTTTGATAGATGTATATTTAGGAACATTCTCATTTCGTTAATATACCAAAGGAATACTTGGTGGAGTTCGATAACATAAATTGTTGGGGTTGGTTGTCCGGGAATGGTCAAATCGAACATTATTGAACCGATATATATCTGTTCCAATATTTGACATATTTGGCCACCTGTGTTATAATCTTATATAAATATACCGCTGGCAACCAAAGTGTGTTGCATTTCTAAAGGTAATTAATGAGAAATTTCGCATCGTTTCTCCGTGAAGAAGCTGAGGAAGCTGAAGGAGAAAAACTTAAACATATCGAACACCTAGAAGACCATCCGATTAATGATGGTAAAAAGGGGTTCGAACATGCCGTTGGTGCATTAGACCAAGTACACAAGCACATTATTTCTGGTGCAAAAGATTCTTCTTTGGCCATGAAACATGATGGTTCTCCATCCATTGTGTTCGGTCACCATCCAGAAACAGGCAAATTCTTTGTTGCATCAAAATCCGCATTCAATAAGAATCCAAAAATCAATTACACACCAGGCGACATAATCAAGAACCATGGTCATGCGCCGGGCCTGGTTGAAAAGTTAACTCATGCACTGCAACACCTTCCAAAGATTGCACCAAAACAGGGTGTGTTCCAAGGTGATGTTCTTTTCTCAGGTAAAGACAAAAAGACGGAGAATGGTGTAACCAAGTTCACACCCAACACTATTACCTATTCCGCAGATAATCCTGAGGATGAAAGTAAAATCAAACGTGCAAAGTTTGGTCTTTATACGCATACCGAATATGTTGGCAAGTCTGGAAAGTCAATGACTGCTAATTACAGTCCAGAGTTGGAAGGTTTCAAACACAGTCCGGATGTGTACCATCGTGAACCTGGACATGATACATCCAAGGTCAAAATGACTGGCCAACAACACCTAGAATATGCACAACAAGTCAAAGCGGCTCAAAAGATACACGATCAACATGGTGATTACATGTATGGTGCATTGGAGAACCCAGGACAACACGGTTCACTAAAAGATCATATCAAAACATACATCAATTCAACCGTTGACACACAAGAGAAACCAACTGTTGCTGGATTACAAAAACATTTGGAAAACAAATATAATAAACAGATAGATAAGGTAAAGACTGATTCTTCCAAGAAAAAGTATCAGGATGAACTGTCGGATCATATTCAACACACCAAGTTGCATAAACAAAACTTGGAAAGAATATTTGATGTTCATCACCATTTACAAAAAGCCAAAGATGTGCTGGTACATGCATTGTCACAACACACCGGTGGGTTAAAACATGAAATTAGGGGACAACCAGTTAAACCTGAAGGATTCGTGGTAAACCATGAAGGCCAGTTGTCCAAATTGAATGACCGTAATGAATTTAACAGGTTAAACCGTTTAGCAAGAGCAAAATGAAAAGTTTTCTAGAATTAACAGAAGAAAAGACCAAGAAACTGGCCATTCTATTTGGCCGCATGAATCCTCCAACAAAGGGGCATGAAGAAAATGTGGAAGGTCTTAAATCATTGGCAGCAAAACAAGGCGCAGACCATTTGGTGATTGCTTCACATTCACACGATGCGAAGAAGAATCCACTTTCACCAGATGTTAAATTAAAACACCTGAAACGTGCGTTTCCGAACACCAATATCACAACCTCAAGTAAGCAAATGCCTACGATTTTACATGCTGCATCGGAAGCACACAAAAAAGGTTATACACATTTAACAGTTGTGGCTGGTGCGGACCGTGTACCAGAATATGAAAAGTTGTTGAAACATTACAACGGAAAATTCAAAGATGAAGCTGGTCAACCATTAAGACATGGTGGTTACAACTTCAAAAAGATTCAAGTCTTATCCACAGGCGAACGCAAAAAAGGTATTTCTGGTACCGATATGCGTAATCACGCACAGAATAATGATTTCAATTCATTCCACCAGAATCTTTCTTCTGCAATGCGAGCCAATGTTCAACATGCAAGAGAATTGTTCCGTGATGTTAGAAAAGGTATGGGTCTAAACGAAAATCGTGACCGTGGTATGTTCAAAGCCATTTTCGTAACTGGTGGTCCAGGTTCAGGTAAAGATGTTGTCATCCGTGAAGCTATTGCTGAACAAAAGATTGTTGAAATTACTTCCGTGCAGGCCTTCAACTATCTTATGGATAAAAAGACACTTTCAGAAAAATCGTCTGACTTCCGTAGAGAATCTATTCGCAACCGAGGTCCATTGGTCATTAATGGGCCAGCTGATGACCAAGAACGCATGTTAACCATCAAAGAAGAATTGGAAGAACTTGGTTATTCAACATATATGGTTTTCGTTGATACAACCAATGAAGCCAGCCAGGCCAGAAATGAAAAATTGACTAAAATGATTGCTGAATCTGTTCGCCGTGATAAATGGGAATCTGCACAAGCATCTAAGAATTCATACAGTCAAAGTTTCACAAATTTCACTACATTAAATAACAATGAATCTTTGGAAACACTTGAGGAAGAAATAACGGATATCTATCAAAAACTGAACCGTTTCATTGACACCAAGATTTCTAACGAACAAGCTTATTCTTGGTTAGAAAGCCACAATAAGCTAAATACCAATATTATTAACCAGTCATTTGTTGAGGAACAAAATTATGATAAAATGGATTTTAGATTTATTCAGAAGCTCAAAGAAAGTAGAAACCCCAAGCTCACCAGAGGCACCGGTGGCCGTGCAGCAACCCCAAGTGATATCCCAGCCGACAATCGAGCCAACGATCCAGCCGGTGACAACATCAAGTGGGACGGAACCAAAAAGTCCAGAGGTAGTTTTGTCTTCCGTACCTACACCGAAAACAAAGAAGCCTCGCTCCAAATCTTCCCAGAGCCAAAAGAAAACAACTTCAACAAAGACAAAGAAAAAAACAAATTAAAGAATAGGTTCGTTAATTCACCAACTGTCAGCCAGAGAGAAAGAAATGTGGCTACAGTTGGACCTGAATATGACACTCGCCAGCAGGGAACAGTATACCCTATGTCCGGATTAGGCGATGTTACATACAGGGAAGAAACAAACAACACGTATAAAAACGTTATTAAAGAATTCAAAGGATTTCAAAACGATATGGAATCAGGTTTGGCTGGTGCTCTAGGTGGCGCAGACAACAAAGAACCAATTGAAAATCCCAAAGATAAACTAGGATATACCTTCTCAGAACTAAAACGAAAAAAGGCGGGAAAAAAATGATTTACTTCAACAAAAAGGATTCTGTTGCTGATTCCATTAAAGATATCATGGAGAAAAAAGAACTTTCTCCGAAACAGAAAGAGATTGCTAAAATGTCTCCACCGGCAGATAAGATTGATTCTGGTGACCTGGCCAAGCTGCGTGCTGGACACAAGACAGTTAAGGAAGAAGAAGTTCAGGAAGAGATTGATCCTAAAGTTCGTACAAAAGACACAGCAGCTGGTAGTAAAAAGACAAATCAAACTGATGATGTTGGTCCTGGTTCTGATGGTAAGAGCACAAAGGTGAAGTATCGTGGTGGTCCAATGACCACTTCCGAAAGTTTCACACTTAGAACATTCAAAGAAAAGTATGAAGATAACTCCATTTATGACCAAATGATTAATGAAGTTCTGTCTAAGGATGCTTCTGCCGGCCAATGGATTCACGATTTCGTTCATTCAGACAATCCTAAGTTTGCGGGTAAGTCCAAGGCACAACGTAAGAAACAAGCTCTTGCTGCTTACTATGCAAAACAACGTAATGAAGAAGTTGAACAGATTGATGAAGAACTAAAGACCAAGACAGCATATGTTCCTTATGTTTATACAGACAAACACGGTTCAGGTTTTGGTGGTTATGATGTTCATTACTCCAAAGAAGCTGATGCACATGCTCACGTAGCAAAGCATGGACACATTGACAACAACGGTAAAAAAGGTTGGGTTGAAAAGCACGAAATTGCAAAACATCCATCAGGTCGTTGGGTTGATGCTAACCATATGCGCCGTCATGGTGTGTCCGAAGAAGTTGAACAGGTGGAAGAAAACAGTCCATTTGATTGGAAGAAGCCACGTGAACCTGAAGTAAAGGGTGGTTCTGGTGTTAAAAAGGGTACACGTTATGGTGGTTCCGCACAAAAGAGCAAACCAGAACAGGATGACGAAGAACCTAAAAAAAAAGTAACTGAATCGAAAAGAACGGACACAGATAACGTTCCTTTCGATCCTCCTTTCAATACAACATCCGATCCAGTTGTAACTGATAAGTCTGGTGCAAAACATACACCTATGTCCAGAGTTAAACATTTGGCCAGACTTGCAATGAAAAGAGTGAAAAAAGACGTTCAAGGTAAATAAGGTAAAGAAATGTCACAAAGAGTCAATATAATTAAAAATGCCGTTAAAAAAGGATGTGATTGTGAAAAACCATCCTTTGGTAAAGATCCAAATGATCCTTGGTCCGTTAAATCTAATGTGACAGAAGAAACATTGGAAGAAACGGCTCTTTTAAATCGTTATCTTAAATCTAGAGGTATCAATCCTGAATTTGTTACTAAAGACCAAAAAGTGTCTCATTCAAAGACAAATCAATTCAGACAATGGATGAGGGATCACATGAATGAATCCATGTCTCAGGAACATACACCAACCGAAAAGAGATTGCACGCTTTAAAGAAAGCTATACATTACCATCAAGAAATTCGTGTTGCTGGTGATGGACACAAGAAACTCCACGGCGAAGAAACCGAACAGATTGATGAAATTTCTGCTGAATTGCAATCTCGTTATTATAAAGCTGCGGAAAGAAGTAAATCGTCAGCTGAAGGTGCTGCAGCATATCACCGTAGAGCTTTAGATACAAAAGGTGCGGCCGAACATGAAAAAACTGCACAGAAACGTGAAAAGGGTATTAATCGTTACACACAAAGATATAACGAACGTAATCCAAGACCAAAAGTAACACAGACCAATCACCTCACCGATAAGTATCCATTGGGTGGTCGTGATGAAAAATCTGGTCGTTCTTATTCTGAATCCTTAGAATTCAACGAAGGTGTAGATAAGAAAGACACAGTAACGATGGATATTCCATTGTTGATTCGTGTATTGGAACTTGCACGTGAAGATTTGAAGTCTGATATGGATCTACATCGTGTTGTGGAAAAGATTATTAATATCCGCAACAAGGGTACATTAACAATGGATGATTATGATACTGTTGCTCAAATAAAAGAGGAATGGGAACAACTTGATGAATTGCAAAAGTCAACTCTAATGAGTTATGCTTCTAAAGCAAGAGAACAGGGTGAAAAGTTGGCTTCACAAGGCACCAAAGCCAAGAAACTGACAACACAATATGACAAATTCAAGAAAGCTGCTAAACGTGTTTCTGGAGCTTCCAAAGCTGAAAGAAAAGTTGCAGTTAAAGATATTATGGGTGAGGATACTTACCACGATTCTATGGCTGCAACACAAATGCCTTTTGACATGGGAAACAGCCCAGCAGAAGAACCAACTACAGCAAAAAGAATCGTAAAAGACCTTGTTAGAAATAAACGTGGTATCAAAGAGGAATTGTATGACCACGAAAAGGAAGATAAATCGGTTGCATCATATGGTAAGAAACCAAAGGTACAGAATTTGGAACCAGATGGAACAACAAAAGAATCACCACAGGCCGCAGCAGTATTGACTGGTGGTAAAACACTGACTGGTACACCAAGGGACACAATCGAGATTGATCCTATGATGAAAACCAAAAAGCAAGCAACTTTCGGCTCACAAAAACCAATTAAATAAATAGACCATAACCTCGGTTAAAAGGAGAAATATAAATGTCATCTTGGGGAAATAACGACAACGCAGCCAACACACCATTGTGGGCTGCTATGCAGGTTGGTAAAACACCTAACTCTGCAAACCAAACACTAATCTTTGACAACACTACATTGGATGCTTTTGCTGTTGATTTACCAAGCGGTGGTTCAAGATACAAAAACATCACCGTTGGTGTATTCGGCGTCGATGCACAAGAAGCTGCTGCAGACCACAAAGGTGCTCATACCGGTTGGGTTATGAGAACTGTTGGTACTGGCGGCCGTGCTGGACGTGTTCAGGAAGAAGTCCTTGTGGCAATGAGCACACTAAATTCTTCTGATGCTGATGGCCAAACATATGCTAACGTTGAAATCACTATTACTGGTGCTTCAAATGCTTCTGTTCTTTCTGATGTAGCTTTCGGAAACTTGGCAACATTCTCAATTTCCACTTCACTGAAGGGAAATACATCTGCTTCATTGACATATCAGTGGCAGTATCTGAATGGTTCAACATGGGCAAATATTCCTGCGAACACAGCACCAATCCGTTGGGCAAATGCAACAACCACAACACTACACGCAAGACCAGCAACTACCGCCAACAACGGTACCGTTCTACGTGCAAAGGTTACAGCAGCAGACCAAGGCGTGGTAGCATATTCTGCAAACGCAACATTGTCTATTCCTGCTTAATTATAGGGGGCTTGTCCCCCTATCTTAATAATGTTTGAAGATTTGAATGAAGATAATTTTTTGATGTATGCGATGAAGGCGTATAGTGCGCCACATTGTATCATGTCGGAATTTGAGGGAGATATCAAACGTACCAAATATCTAAAGAGATTATTCAGAAGATATAAAGTGACCAAATCACTAAAGGAACGTTTGATATTAAACCACATCATTCTATTGAACAATGTTTTTGGTACCGAAGCCACAGCAAGAATATTGTTCTATAAAATTGATGAACGTGACTATGATATTTTAAAAACATTTTTGGAATATCTCAATATTATGCCAGATTCAATTTATGGCATTAACGGAAAGACCATATATTCCATGGACATACCAGTGAACATGGATGCAGCACAAGTATTACTAAAGATATGAAAACATTTAGTCAATTTATCACAGAAGTTAAGAAACCAACAGGTAAATTAAAGGATGCTTGTTGGACAGGTTATACCGCTGTTGGTACAAAAGAAAAAGGTGGTCGTCAAGTTCCCAATTGTGTTCCAGAAGAAGTTGAACACTTGGAAGAAAAGTCAGCTGCCTGGCAACGTAAAGAAGGTAAGTCTGAGTCTGGTGGATTGAATCAAAAAGGTGTCGAATCGTATCGTAGAGAAAACCCAGGTTCTAAACTAAAGACCGCTGTTACAACAAAACCATCCAAGTTGAAACCAGGTTCCAAAGCAGCCAATCGTAGAAAATCATTTTGTGCAAGAATGTCTGGTATGAAAAAACGTTTAACATCAGACAAAACGGCCAATGATCCAAATTCAAGAATTAATAAATCACTTAGAAAGTGGAATTGCTGATGAAAACGTTCAAACAGTATCTTGGTCCACAGGCCACCAAACAACACGACAAGGAAGAGATTTCCCGTCAGAAAACTCATCTATCAAACAAAGCAAAAGAATATTATGCACAATCTGCACGCGAAGGTGGTGGAGGTGCTGCCAAAGCCAAAGGAGATTCTTTTGCTGCAGCTAAAGAAAATATTCATAGTGAAGAATTTAAAATTGGTGATAAGGTAAAACCTAACACTGGTCCACACGCAGGTGAAGAACATGAAGTGATTCATGTACACGCTGATGGTCGTGTTAATATCAAGCCAACAAAATCAACACACGTAAAATATCACCTGGGTGCTGCAATGGCACAACCACACCAATTGACTTTAAGTGAAATGGATTCACAAGGTTACAAAGGCACCCGTGATGACGGTAATCCTTGGGCTGCGGGTGGCAAGGCAACACCGGTGAAGGTTAAAGATGTTGTTAAGAAGGGTACTAGTGTACTGGACAAGGCAATGAAAAAGGCTCACCCAAAGACCTGGCACGATGTTGATCCTAATCTTGGCAAGCAAGTTGATAAGATGAGTCAGGCCGAAAAAGTCAAGAAAGGTCTAGCACATCCCGACACATTGAAGAAGAAAGTTGTGAAAGAGGATGGTGGTGCAATGGGCGTTGCTGCAGTTGCTGGTACTGGTGATGCCAGTCTACCACAAACACAAAGAGAACCAGGCGTAAGCAAGAAACGCAATCCTGTATTAAAAGGAATCCTCACAAGAAAACCACCAAAGGTGTAAAATGTGGGTTTTGAAATGGTTACCTGATTGGATTTTTTATTTCATACTACTTGTTGGTGTAGTAGGTTTTGCTATCACTTACCTACTTAGATTCATACCTATTTCCTCTATTTACATGTATAAGACTCCAATTCAATTGGGGTCTTTATTTCTTATTGCGTTTGGAACTTTCATGTCTGGTGCAATATATGATAATAACGCATGGTTGGATAAGGTGAAGGAACTGGAAGCTAAAGTTGCCAAGGCTGAACAGGAATCCAGAGAAGCTAACGAAAAGTTGGATCAGGCCACAAAAACAAAACTAGATAAAATCAAAGAAAAGAAGATTTACATCAAAGAATATATTGACCGTGAAGTTGTCAAGTATGATACAAAGTTTTTACCTGGTGGCCAATGTGAAATACCAAAAGAATTTATTGGTGCTCTGAATCAGGCGGCCAAAAAATGAAATATTTGTGGATATTAGTATTGTTATCAATAACTGGTTGTGTGACACCGGTAAAGAGAACTTTTCCTGAACCACCTAAATATGTGGAAAAATGTTCAGAATTGGAACAAATTAAAGATAATGTTACATTGAGTGAGATTGCAAAAGTAATCACTCAGAATTATTCGTCATACTACGAATGTGCTTTGAAGAATGATACCTGGAATGAATGGTATCAAACCCAGAAACGCATATTCGAAAGTGTGAAATGACAGAATTAACAAAAGAACAATTAAAACAATTACTTCCGAAAAATCCATACATTGACCAGTGGCACCATGCATTGAGTCAACTGTTACCGGATTACGAAATCAACACCCCACAAAGAATCGCTGCTTTCATGGCACAATGTGCTCATGAATCCGGCAACTTCCTTTTCTTGCAAGAAAACCTGAACTATAAGGCCGCTTCTTTACGCAAGATTTTCGGTAAGTATTTTACCGATGATGCAACAGCACAAGCATACGAAAAGAAACCAGAAAAGATTGCGAATCGCATTTACGCCAGTCGTATGGGTAATGCCGATGAATCTTCAGGTGATGGTTACAGATACCGTGGCCGTGGTTTGATCCAAGTTACAGGTAAGACAAACTATACATGGTTTGCTGCATCCTTGCAAATTACTCCAGAAGAAGCCGCAGAATATATGCAGACTTTTGAAGGTGCAGCACAATCCGCATGTTGGTTCTGGGAAACCAATAACCTAAATCAATGGGCAGACAAGGGTGATATCGTTACACTGACTAAAAAGATTAACGGTGGTACCATTGGTCTGGATGACCGTATCAAACACTATGAACATGCACTACATGTATTTGGAGCATAATAATGAATGACCGCAGACTGATTAAATACCTATTATTGTTATTGTTACTTCCTATCGGTTTATCAATGTGTAGTGGTGACCGTTTCAGATATCCATGTCAAGATCCAGCAAACTGGGACAAAGATTTCTGTAAGATGCCATTATGTGATGTTACAAGAACATGTCCAGAACAAATTTTCAAAGGCCAACGTGATCCTAGATTGGGACCTCCACCACCAGATAAAAATGTGTTGGGTGCATCAAAGGATACAGTTGCATCACAAGGAGTAAATTGCAAATGAGTATATTTGATTTTGCCAAAAAAGAAGAACAGACACAAGGATTCATTTATACCGAAGACCAGCTTATGGCTCGTCTTAAATTCTTCATCGGTATTTGTTTATCGTTAACCTTGACAGGAATTGTATTTGTAGTATTATACTCACTTATCTTTGTAACACAACCACTGAATGCCATTTCACCAATTGACCAAAAGTTCTTTGAGTTGATTGTTCCTATTGCTACCTTCTTAACAGGTACACTTTCTGGTATTATGTTGGCTGGTAATGATAAGGAAGCACAGAAGATGGCAATGCAAGCTGCAAATAAAGGATGGGAAAGACCACCTACTCCTCCTGCGCCGCCAGTAGTTACTACCACAACCACCAGAACCATGGCACCAATGGGTTTTAATGGTACATCGGCCACAGATTTTGATTACACAAACCAACAACAAACTTACTCGACACAAGTTGTTACAGGTTTCGGTGGAAAACCTGCACCGGTGCAACCACCTTTTCCAGAACTATAAATACCACATTAAGGAAATAAAATGAAATATATTCTATCCGTTTTAGCACTATCATTCGCTTTCACCGTTTGTGCAGCCGAAGAAAAGAAAGTTTGCATCGACAAAGTTGGTAAGGACGGCAAAGTTCTTGTCGGCAAAGATGGTAAACCACAACAAGATTGCAAAGTCATCAAAATTCACAAGAAACTAGAAGGTACAGAAGTTCCTGTGAAAAAATAAATGGGCCAAGATCAAGATATCACACAGTTAAAGGTTGATGTGGGCGTCCTGAAAACTCAGGTGTCCACTATATCCGTATTGTGTGATAAGATGGATAAAGTAATCGACAGATTGATGGAAAATCAAGAAAGAATTGTTTCTGATATTTACGACGATATGGAAGAAAGAAAAAAAGATACCACAACAGACGTTAAGGAATTACATTCCAGAATTACCACTGTTGACCGAAATTTATCCGATAAAATAGAATTGTTAGAACGTAGATTGATGGATGAAATCAAAAATTTACGCAGAGACATTTCCGAACACAACAAAAAAGAAGATAGTGAAATCCAAAAAATTCTAGAATGGAAATGGATGGCCGCTGGCGGTATTGTTGTTCTGGCATGGTTGCTTTCACACGTAAAATTTGATACAATAACAA